ACCCGGATTCAACATTTTAACCTGTATCCAGGAAGTTTAGCTGTATTCATTTATTTAATTAAGCTACATTAAAGTATTTAATTAAGCTACATTAACCCTAGATTCAATGCTACCAGAATAATTGAATACATATTCAACTTTTCACAACATTCAAACAACGCCCCATTTTGCTCCAATTAGAGGGTATTTACTTTTAAAAAACTTTTCTATTTATTATCTTTTTTTATTGACTATGCTGTAGTTAATTGATAGCGTATCTATACAAATAAGGATGTTGATAATATCCAAAAATAAAGGAAGTAAACCAAATGAAATCACAACATTTGTATCTAAACGATCAAAGTGTTAAAAATAACAAACATTTTGAAACAGCGTACCAGATTATTAAATATTCTACTGCACAAGTAGAAGCAATAAAAGCATATAAAAAGGAAAAGGGATTCTTAAAGAATTACAATTCTAAGCTAGGGCGTGGTATATTTAGTTTTGATCTTTTGGCTATTTCGAGCTGTCCCGATAGTGATTCGTGTTTTAAAGAATGTTACGCAAATCAAGGAACTTTCTTATTCCCATCAACTAAGAAATCTAATACCTACAACTTTGCAATCGCCTTGCATGATATTGATTATTTAGAATCTGAATTAAAGAAAGAAATAATAAAAAAGAAAATTAAGAATATAAGAATTCATTCGAGCGGAGATTTTTATAGTAGGGAATATTTTATGATGTGGGTAAATATTGCTAATCACTTCCCAAGCGTAAATATTTTTACCTACAGTAAAGCCCCACAAATTGATAGAAGTATTTTACCTAAAAATTTTAATATCATTAATAGTTTTGTAAAGGTTGCAGATAAAGAAGTGTTAAACTTTGGTAGTTATGATGATATGAAACAGCTTGCAAAATCGGTCAAGGGTTTATTATGTCCTATTACTAAAGGTAACCATTTAAAAAAACTAGGTGACAGTCTAAAAGATAGCGATCCAACTAAGTCTAAAGAATACCTAGCCAAAGCCAAAAAACTTCAACCACCTAAACTTACTTGTAGTGTCTGCAAGTATTGCATAACTAAAAAGAAGCCAACTTTTGTAATGCACTAAATCCTGACTGATGATATAGGTTTGTTACCTATTGAAACCATAACAGCCAGTGTTATGGTATCAGGAAACTAAAAAAATAAGGACGGTATAATTTGGATACATTCAGAAAAACAATAATAGCTACTGCACAAGATGAAATAGTAAAGCAGATAATTATTGCTAAAGACTTGGGAACAGTAGAAAGAGATAGCCTTCGAGACAGCTTGGGACTATCAGAATTACCACAGATTAAGAAGGTAATCCCATATAGAGAAGAGAATGACAGCCAGTTAAAATTATTTTAAGGAGATACAAAGTGAATAAATTTACACTAAAGAAAAGAGACCTAGTGAGATTTCAACAGGCAAGTGTAACTATTGATAGATCGGAGATAGACCTAAGTGGATTGTATGGGATTGTCAGATATTCCTGCGATACTAACAGCACCTATGATTTAGATGAGCCGACCACACTGATTAGTCCACACTCCCCAGTGATGGGAGACAACTATTTTAGAATTGACTTTCAAGTACTGAACTTCGACAAAGTGATAGGTGACCCACATATACAAAGTATACTAATGGAGTTTAGCAAGGACTACTATAATGAGGACACAGCCGACATTATAACCATCGGCAGTTATGATAACGACTACGCTCTGATATATGACATGATATTCAATAAGCAAAGACATATAGAATTAATAGCTAATTTAGACTTGCGAGCTTTGTCCTATCATAAGGAGATATAAAAGTGAAAATTGAACGGACAAACGAGCTAGTCAAACAGCTAAACTTGAAAGGAGAGATAGTGCTAGTTGACAGCTACTACGACGACACCATACAAGACTGGGTTGTAGTAGCATATCTAAAAAATGACGGACAGTACGCAGGAGAAAAGGCGTTGGACTTAATGGACAGTTGCCCCAGAATTGTAGAGGTAGGCGAGGTCGAAGACTGCTACAAAATAACTGCTGATATATCAGACTATAAGAGGAGTAATAGATAATGAAAGTATTAATAGCCTGTGAATTTTCAGGCACTGTGAGAGATGCCTTTATCAGGAAGGGGGCAGACGCATACTCATGCGACCTACTTCCTGATGAATCGACCAACGGAATAACTGGTAGGCATTACCAACAGGACATAAGGGGTGTGATAACTAGGAGTAAGGGATTCGATTTGATAATAGCCCACCCACCATGCACGTGCTTGGCTGTTAGTGGCAACGCACATTACGGCAAAGGTATGCCTAAGCACCAGTTGAGATTGGATGCGGTAGAGTGGACTATAGACTTATGGCATCTCATGCTAGAGCACAGCGACAAGGTATGTATGGAGAACCCAGTCGGAGTATTACCGATAAAGCCAACCCAGTACATACAACCATACGAGCATGGGCATCCTGAAAGTAAGAAGACAGGACTATGGCTACACAACCTGCCAAAGCTACAGCCAAGCCATGATGTGAAGGCACAGCATGATGCACTGCCACGCAATCAGCGAATGCGACTACACTACCTGCCACCTAGTAAGGACAGATGGAAGATAAGAAGCAAAACCTATACTGGAATTGCCAACGCTATGGCTGACCAATGGAGTTGGTAAATAAAAGCAAGTGCCCCATATTAGGGGGGCACTACTGCTACGCAGGGCAGTGCCGGTACTACGACGATGGGAAGTGTACCGCTAAAACACCAAGGAAAGCTGCGGTCAGGCTATTACATAAGAAGGGGAAGCCTGAATCCGGGGGCAGGTAAAAAATTTTTTAGTTGACTACTTATTTATAGTCTGCTATTGTTAATCATACGCAAGAGGAGGAAGTATGGAGTTTGATTTTAAACAGGTGCTTGATGCGATAGAGAAACCGTACAAGCCACGAGAACTCACCGAAGAGGAGAGACGACAGCAAGTAGAGGAAGAGTGGGAAGACCGCATGGGCTGTGACGAAGAGATGCAGGAATTAAGAGGAGATGACGAAGATGCATAGGGAAGTAAAAACTTTAGACCTAGCCGAGGGACAATTAAACGATGGAGATAAAGTAAAATTTATCGACGATGTAATTCAGGTAATTGACTTTCCTGAGTGGACGGACGCAGGGGACAGGACGGAACAGGAGTTATTAGGCAGTGTTGACAGGTATCCTGAAGCGTTGTCCTTGGACAAGACTCCTGACCTGAAGTACCAGATGACAGTTAACCTGCGAGGACTAACAGGAGTAGTCAGCGATGGCAGGGATGCACCCGATGTCATCCTTGCCGGACATATAGACCAACTGAATATATGGATCAAGCTAGACAAGGAGTTCGACTTCCTCCAGTACTACTATAATAATATCAACATCTGCTACAGTGATTATTACTCAGCCATGTGTCTCCTTGATCTTATAGACAACAACCAGAAAATTATAAAAAGGATTAACTGATGGAAAGATTTAAAGAACTACCACCTGAACAGCAGGCAGTGATAGAGGAGTTAGTAAATACCTTAGCCAGACACCAGAATCTGGATACTGATAGGACAACTTATGTGGTTAAACTACTGGTAAAGATGACAGCAAACGACCTGCGTAGACTGGTCTTACAGCAAGACAAGGAAGCATTTGAAGTGCAACGATTAAGGGAGATACAAGGCTATGACAGTTGAAGAATACTTAGAGGCTCACCAGGGTGACGACGATGTGGAGATGGTGGAGTGCCCCTATTGCCGAACTAACCCGGGATATCGTGACCCAGACGACAACCCATGCCTGTCCTGTGAAGGCACAGGATGGATAGACGAGGACGAAACTTAAGGAGATACAAATGATACAGGTAATAACTAAAGACAAGTTTATAGATTACATGAAGTCCGTAAAGGAAGATAACTATACTGGTGAGGGTTCTGAGACTCAGGGTGGCTACACTTCAGCAGTCTGGAGTGGCATAGACTACGAAATCTGGAGCAAGGTTTTTGACTACCTAGAACAGTACGATAACACCTATGATTTCGATGCTCTCACTGTGTACGAAGCAGTGAGTGTGTATAGCAAGCCAACACTTGTCCCGATTGACTCGCATATTATCAAGATGAAAGATTTGTACGTTGTCATAGAACACGACAGGTTATGATGAAAGCTACTTGGATAACTATATGTTTTCTCATAGCTGTAGTAGCCAGTGCTGATATGAGCAGTGCTGACTTCTATGACTTAGATATAGAGACGAGAAAGATTTACTTACAGGGGGTGATAGAGGGGATAGAACTAAGTAGGGTGCTCTGTCAGCAACACAGATGCAGTGATATTTTCATGATTGCATCCCTGACAGTGGCAGAAGTCTATGAATTTTTAAGTGTGGACACACTCGAACCAGTGATACTCAGTCGTATCGTTAAATATATAAGGAGATACTATGGCTACAGCACCAACTAATAAGACCTCGCCTAAGAAGAAGAACTTTATTCAGGTTCTTATAGATGCGAGGAATTCGATTCCGGGGATAGGCAAAAACAAGGAAGGAATAAAGGGAAGGTACACCTATGCAACCCTGGACAAACTCCTGTCCGTAATTATCCCTGCACTCAGTGAGCAGGGGCTATTCCTTACGCAGTCATGCGAGTCTAAGAAAACACTGCGTACTAAAAAGACTACCACTATAAAGAAAGAGCCAGACGGTAGCGAGGTAACTACCATAACAGAAGAGGAAATCCCGGAGTATTCAGTAACGGTATCCACCACGCTCCTGTGGGCAGGAGACAACCTTCCTTCCGGGTACGAGGTAGTGAAACAACACAACGCAGGGTCTACCTATTGGAGTCCGAGCGGATCACCACAAGACCTTGGTACGTGTGAGACATACGGCAAGAGGTATGGGGTGTTGGCTATCTTGGGTATCTTTCCCTCTGAAGCTACCGATTTAGCTGATGACGATGGTCAATTGATTGAGGATATGAAGGCAACAGGTGTATCCCATACCGACCTAGTCTCCGAGATGGCTAACTTAGAGTCTAAGCTAGAAAACTTTCAGTCCAGTATGCGACCGGTTTACAAAGACTGGAAGGAGAACAAGGAAGTCAAGCCAGTGCCTGAGAAAGTCCTTGACAATAAGGCAACCTCAAGAATCGAGAACGCTCTTGGTCTTGATCAGCCGGAACTAGACGAGATACCTGATGGAATCTATTAGTTTTACCTCATCCCTGCACAGTCAGGAAGACGGAGCGGTGGTAGTACCTGTGCCACCGCACGTTCTCTCGCAGATACCAAGAGTAGCAGGACAAACAGTATGGATCAGGATGGGAAAACGTAGGAGTAATAAACAGAATGACTTCTTCTATGCTTTAGCAAGAGCGAGACTTCTACACAACAGCTTGGCAGGTACGAAGGCTGCCGTCGAGCAGGAGAAGCGTGACCTGTGTGAGCGTTTCGGTATCTTTCAGGATGACGCACCACTAAGTACAGCTCAGTACACAACAGTGGAGTTCGACGAATTCCTGAAAAGAATTAAGGTAGACTGTATAGAGAACGGTGTAGATATCACCCGGGAAGTAACTCAGTATGCTTAACTTCCGGGACCTCGCCACCGACAGCGAGGACAAAAAGAAAATAGGCAAGAAGCAGGGGTGGGCTGAGTCCTATACCCGGTATTGGATTACTAATCCTTTATGCGAGATGTGCTTTGGCACTGCTGTTGCTCCTGCCCATATAAAATCACGAGGATCAGGGGGATCAGATGAGAGTAGCAACCTGCTCTCCCTCTGCCTTTCGTGCCACCAGAAACAACACAACAAAGGTTGGTCATGGGTTATCTCTCATGCTCCCGACCTAAAGGAGAAGATACATGAAGCACAAAATTAGTAGAGAAATAAAGGAACGCAAATTAAAACTCCACAAGAATACCCCTAAACACTTAGGGATACACACAGTATACCGCAGTGAAAGCGGAAGGATACTTCCCTCTGTGACTACCGTACTGAAAGAAGAATCTGCCCCTGCCCTGATAGAGTGGGCATTCGGATGTGGGGTGGCAGGTATAGACTATCGAGCCTTGCGGGATCAAGCAGGTAAGATAGGTACTGAGGCACATCGACTTATTGCAGAAGATGGTCAGGAACAGCCCGACCCTGTTACTGATATTCAGGTGAAGGGCAGAGAGGCATACGCTAACTACTGCAACTGGAAGGTAGCGTACAATCCGCAGCCAATATTGCATGAGAATAGTTTAGTCTCCCGGGAGTATGGATTTGGGGGTACGTTTGACCTATACTGTACGATCAATAACGTCCCAACTTTAGTCGACTTCAAGACCTCTAAACAAATAATACCAGATGCTGTGGAGATGCAGCTTCATGCTTATAACATTTTGTTTACTGAGAATCTTTCTCGTGATTACGACCCACCAAGACAGGCTATGGTTGTAAGGATAGGGCACTCAGGACACCCACCTGCACAGAGGGACAGGTATGACCTTATGGCTTTCTCTTTCTCTGAAAGAATTGAGAAGAAGTTCTTATCCTTACTAGGTTTTTACAAGTATAAGCATGAGCAGCCCAACCCAGAGGTCTAAGCAATACCTTATCCAAGAAGGATATGCGGTTGATATTGTCGAACACTTCGACACCTTCTCGCACAAGCGTAAAGACTTATTCTATATGTTTGACTTGGTAGGTATAAAAGCAGGGACAACTGGAGTGCTCGGTATACAAACAACGACAGGTAGTAATGCCAGTGCAAGGCTACATAAAGTAATGGACAATCCTATTACCAAACTATGGCTGTCCACCGGCAACAGCATAGAGATACATGGGTGGAGAAAGTTAGCTAAAAGAAAGGAGAATAAATTATGGCACGTAAGAATAACCGAAGTAAGTCTAGTGAATGGAGTCTTGACTTCGGCAGTCACACCGTCTTAGTCAGGCCGGGGTCAGCCAGAGTTGTCCTTGACGAAGACAACAGGATGGGTTCACCCTGGTTTTTCTTTACTACTCTTGCCACTGTTATAGAAACGGTTGAAAAGATTAGCGAGGACGAGTTTGTTATCTATTGGTTCTATGGGACTAAGGCTCAAGGGAGAACCTATAATATTAAAGGAACAGTAAAAGATATGAATATTAAATGGAGTGAGAACATATGAAGTTAGCAAAAAAATTACCAGTACATAAGAGCGAGAACGACAGCTATATAATTAGAGACTACACTCGTAAAGGTTCAGGTTCACCTGTTATAACCTTACGCAAAGAGTTCCTAATGGCTAACCATTTGGAGCCAGGGGATGAGGTGTGTGTCTTTTTAGATAGAGATAACAACTTGGTTATCGTTCCTGCTCACCGGTCTATGGAATACGAGCTACAAGAAAATGGGAAGTAGAAAAAGCAGAAGCAGAAACATAGACAAACTTAAAGTTTCTATCATGTCAGATATTAACGAACTCTATGAGTGTACCGAAGTACCCATAGAGAAAACCCAAGAGCACCTGCAAGCTATAGGTAAAGAGGTTGAGGGGCTATTAGCAGGTATTGCAATGGAGTTAAAACATAATGAGTATAAAAAGTAAAAGAGAGAAACGCAGTGATACTGACAGTGTTTTAGAAGATTTAGTGATAGTGCTGAAAAACAAGAAATTACTTACTCTTGTTGCAGCTTTACAAAAAGCAGTAGTTGCAAAAGAGGAAGAGAAGTTTTTAATAATTTTATTTGACCAACGTGATGCTTACTCGGCTAATGTTATTAAGAACGGACAAACAGACATACTTGAAGCATTTTTTGAATTAAAAAGTACAGGTCGTGATTTAAAAATTAAAATAGAGTATCTAGTGAAAGAAGTAAGTGAGTGGGAAATGTCTTACGATCTATTAAAAGAAATTAGAAAACAGGTAGCAGATATGCCTTACAAAATCTCTAAACACCTTGTTGCCACCTTTTCAGGTGCAGTAAAACAGATAGTATCCGAAGAGTTATCCTCTCCAGTTGTTAAAAAGTACCACGCTCTACTAGAGGAATACGTTGAGTGGCTATCAGAGTTAAATAAGAATGGCGACTTCGTCTGCCCTGAAGAAGCCAGAGACAGGATAATACTATTAGGTCAGGCTAAAGGATTACTACAATCTGATGAGGATTAAAGCTGCTCGTGATAACGGTGGGTTCACCGTAGTAGAGAATGAACTTATCAGTGATGAAAGTCTAAGCCGTAATGCTAAGACAGTATATATGGTTCTCGCTTTCTTTTCTAATTCACAGACTGACAAATGCTACCCTACCATAGCTACTATACAAGACAAGGCAGGGCTAACTGATAAGCCTGTAACTAAAGCTATCAGGGAATTAGAATCAGCAGGATGGATCAGCCGACAGCGTAGGTCTAACACCTCTACCCTGTACTGTATCGGCAAAGCTACGACTACCTTACGGAATAACTCCGATAAGGTCGTCGGAGAGACTCCGATTAAACAAGACTTAGTTAACAAGAATAAAGAACAATATAAGGAGATCATAAATTATTTGAATGCGAGAACAGAGAGCAGCTTCAGGTATGAGAGCAGAGCTACCCAACAATTAATAAATGCCAGACTAAAGGAAAAGTTCACAGTTAAGGGATTCAAGTTAGTAATAGATGCTATGCACCATGAGTGGGGTAAGGATGCAACGATGTCTAAGTTTCTTAGACCTCTCACTTTGTTTGGTACTAAGATGGAGAACTACTACGAAGTTGGGCTGAAGAAATTAAAAGAGGAGATACTAGATGGATCAAGATACTAAACTTGGTATAACCCAAGAGCTGTTAGATAAGGCTCACCAAGCTATAATAGATGCATATATGAGAGCCAACCTCCCTGCTGAGGTATGCACACATATTGATAAGGAGTTCGCAGGTGGAGATTGTCCACGCTGTCAGAAACCTTTCAAACAAGTAAATGTAGATAACAAGCATGGTAAGTTTACTTACTATCGTCCCTCGTGCAGGTGCTATCCTCGCTGTCCGGGGGTACACATGGATGCCATGACTACTACTAAGAGAAACGATAGAGGTAATATCATATCACGAGGTGAGCGTGTCAGGATAGACAGGGACTGTGGCAATAGTTTTCCTGAAGAGTTTATCACCAGTAACGCTGTCCGATGTAAGACTTGCCAAACAATAGTGAATCACTACAGGGATAAGGTGGATGACCCTGGTAAACCACCTGATACCAGTATGTTTAGGGGATAGTTGCTCCAAAATAGCCCCTTCCTTGAACGTTGTGGTACTAAGTGGTACTTGGACACGTTTAATATATAGCGTCTACTCAGGGATAACGGAAAACAAAACCGAGGTCAGTATGCTGCCCACAACTAAGCTGACCCCGGCTACTGCTAAACCATGTTCATCCCAAAAGGATGGAGTAGCCTCAGCTTTCCACTGTGCTGCCTCTTCTTCAAGTCCTGCTATTATAGGTAGTAACTCTCTCCTCTCGTTAGCTACTGCTTCCGTTACTGCCTTAACCAGGGCTTCCTTGGCTTCTTCAGTTAGTGTTGCTATCTCGTCGTGAGCTATGAGAACGCACTCGTCTAGCGATATTAGCTCTGGCTCGTGCAGAGGCTGAGTCGATGTCTGCCTTCCCTCGCTCAATAGTGGCATCGTGATTAACATTAGAATCAGCAACAATTTCTTTCTCTGTCTTCTTAGATAATGCAACCTTATTCTCCTCCTCTGCTTTCTTCACTGCTTTTTTTACTGTTTCTTGCAGTTCAGGCATAGTATCTAAATAAGTCTTAGGTCTTCTTACTAATAAGGCTGTAGCTATGCCTCCAGCTACCAGTGCTAACCATTTCCATAGTTTCATTTCTTTAACTTATCCAGTATGTCACGACCAAGTACTATTGCACTAACCATCATCACCCAATGCCATGACTCTATAGCTCCACGTAGTACGAGTATGGTAGCCAGTGCTACAGTAGCACCCTTAAAGGATACAGCCTTACTGATAAGAGCCACTGGTCTTTTCAGGGTACTCTTTATTAACTTTCCCCAAGGCATAGCCATCTGTTCTTTTATACTTAACGGTGCGTTGTTATTATCTGCCATTATAAAACCTCAAATAATCTAATAGAATCTATCGAACCAAATCTTTTTGTCTGCGATCTAGGCCAAGGATCAAAACTTCCGTAGCAAAAATGCTTAGAAATTCCACCCTTACTCCTATTTAAAATCCATAGTTGTATAGCTCTTTGATCTTTTTTCACTGGATAGCCACCGTCTTCCTTACCTTTAAATTCAAGTCTATCAGGACAAAAGTAATCTACCATAGCCTGTGGGTTCTTAATGTAACAATGCTTCCCCATATAGTCATGTTCTCTTGACCAATCATAGAAGTCTATAATCTCTTCCGAGGTTATGCTTTCACTTGCGTCCATGAATTCCCATGCCAACATAATAAGTGACATCATGTAACAGCCGTAAGGGTGTATATCAGCTCTATATTTTAATAGTTCTGACCGTTGTCCTATCATACTTACTCCTTGTCTAATCTTGTTTCGTGTGGTTCGTGCGTATCTAAAGGTAGAATCTTAATCATCTCACTCCATGTTTCGAGAGGAATGTATACCTCTTGTGTGTGGTTGACCAACCTTGCACTCTTCCTGTCATACCCTAATAGCTTGTACTCGACCCCTTTAAAAAGTATCCGACTCTGGTAACCAAGGCTACCACTTCTTACCCTAACATATAGTATGTAGTTCTTTATAGTAGCTGTAAGAAATTGGAAACCCATATAGCCAAGAATGATTCCCAGCCCATTCATTATCAGGGTAGGACTAAATCCACTAAAGGCTTCTTTTGCTATCTCTATGCTTTCCATGTTTCTTCTCTTGGCGATACTTGGCTACCGTTATTATCAGTGTTGCTAACAAGGCATAGCCAGTCAGCATAGCTATTAACCATAGCCATTCCTTCACGACTTCCTCTTGTCCATGATCTTCACCTGCTCTTTAAGATTCTGTAAATCTTTCTCTATCCGTTGCATTCTCTGTAGTAATTGTTGCTCAACTTCTGTCATAGTAGGTTTCTCCTTAATAATCACGTTCTTCTCGGCCACGTTATATTATCCGGGAAACCTGCCTGATCAGGTATATCCCTGAGTGCCTGTCTAAAAGTTTTCCATGAAGCCAAGGCACTGCCAGTGAAAGGTGAGTCCGGTAGTACTGTCCAGTCTGTTGCTTTCAGTATACTGTCTCGTCGCATTCGCTGGTGTTCTGCGTTTGTCATATTACCCCCATACCATAAAGGCTGTAAAAATTTTCTGGTTTATATCTTCACCGTCATCTGAGGTGGTAAACTCAGCTTTGGGACACATCTGTATAAACTGCCCTGCTGTTGCTGTTATGTTATACCAACCAGACCCTGAAATGTTACCACCTGTTAGGCCGTCAGTTGTTAATGCAAATATCCTGTCATCTGCATTACCTGAAAAACCTAAGTCCACTACGGTCGCATCAGTTTCACTTTCAAGATTAACCTTGAATTCTATGCGTGTTACATCGTTTCCACCCATAGTTCCATTACCCATCTGTACACACAATAAATAGACCCCAGCGTTAGTGAAAGTTATCTTAAGTTCTCCGCCTGTCGGGTAACTGGCTACCATTCTTCCCCCACCAGCACACTCACCATACCCTGTACCCAATCCTGCTATAGCATTCTGGAATCCTGTCGAGTTATTTACCACCGCAAAATCTACAGGGGTAGGGTTAACTGAACCAAAGAGTTTAAAGTTTCCTGCGTGTGCATTCTTAGCTATCCCTAATCCACCTGCTACTGTTAAGGCTCCTGATGTAGTACTAGTAGAATCTGTAGCAGAACCTATGACTCCAGTACCCGATACGTCCAAGTTTGCATTAACGTCTGCTAAAGTAGCGTTTAATTCTATTTCATCTGTAGCGTTTATATCTAATACGGTTGCACTCGGTGCTTGTATATTCTGGCTGGCATCGTTGAATTGAAGCTGCATTGTAGAGTTAAGCAGTAACCCGGTATCAGCTACATGAGTCAGACTTACATCCCCATCTGCACCAAAATTCTGTATTGCTCCATCACCTAAGTTGTGTGGTCGGTTAAGAAGAAACCAGTTAGTCCCGTCACAAATAACATGAGCTATCTCGTACTGTTTGGTTAGCTTGGCACATACAGCAGAGCCACCATCGTTGTTTATCGTTACTGTACCAGTACCTGAATCAGCTTTTATTATAGCCAGATACCTGCCGTCACTGCTTGCTTCTGCTGGCAGAGTCACTGTTCTGGTATTTGTACTGGTGGTTATGTATAGAATGTTAACTTTAGAATAAGTAGCTGTTGCGTCCATAGTTACATTATCTGAACTTGCCAGCTTGATCCATTCCTTCTGGTCATAGCTGTTAAGAGTATCAGCCCACCCCTCTGTACCTGTAGTGACACTGGTAGTGGTTGCATCTCCTGCACCTACATTACCTGATGAGTCAAAGATAAGGGTGTTGCTTGCCCTGCCGGAAGAGTTAGGTATCTCGGAAGTTAGAGAAGTAGCGTCTGTAACCGGAAACTTTATCGACCGATCTATCGCATCCTGCTGTTCCTGTACTAACATGGTCAGCTTATCTAAGTTGCCTTCCAAGGTGTCTGCGTCTAATGCCCCTCCGGGTACGTAGTCACTTGTTTGTGTGGTAGCCAGATCCCTGTAGATAGTTATAGTTCCAGACGCTGGTGCTGTGGTAAAGGTTACTGTTCCACCTGAACTGAAATCGTTGTTTGTTGCTGTTACCGCATACAGGCTTACGTCCTGTAGTGTGTCCACCGAACCCACTGTAAGTATTACCTTTACCTGCGTAGTATCTGAATCAGGTAATGGAAACGTAAAGTTAAAGGCTGTAGTACTTCCGTTACTTGTCAGCCTGTTTTTGTTTGTTGTTACTGATACAGCCATTTATTCTCTCCCTCTCTGTATAATTCCTTTTACCGGGTATGTAAAGACATACGGTAAACCACCCCCTATCATAGCTGTTTTAAACGCCTGATAGAAAGCCTCCCATGAATGGTAATCCTGTGCCTCTCCTTCTGATTCCATTGCTCTCTTTATATGATAAAACATATCTGAAAAATCTCTTAAACTCTGTGTCGCTAACCCTGTTCCGACAAATTGTGGTGACCCCCTGCCTGATTTTAACCAGAAAGAAAATGCGTTGTACAGTTCCCTAACGAATGGAACTGCTGAAAACGATACGTCGAAAAACTTACTCCATAATGGATCAGGTTCTCTTTCGTCCCCTGTTATCAGATTTCTTAGATGGGTTCTTAAAGACAGGATAGTCCACATTCCCAATCCACCTACAAAGATTGAACCCATTAGTGAGCGTAACAACTGCTCGCCAGCACCCTGTTCGTTTCTGGCAAAACTTAATATGTTCCTACCTACTAATCCAAACAAGGCATCCTGCCACCCACGGAATGCAGTCATAGTTCTTATGGCTTCACTTCCTCTTCTGGATAAGTCTGACCGGTGAGCTGCGTTAAACATAGGCTGTGATCTCCACACTACACTCTCAGCATACCTGACTGCCAAATCTATCAGCTCTACCTGTAGTGTTGAATCCCTTTCTATCATCCGGATAATAGCTTGTTCGTCCAACCCTACGTTTTGTTCCAGTTCCTGCCGTTGCTCCAACGGTAATTTCCTGTAAGTGTCAACACTCCTTGTCTGATCCATCACCTGAAGTATGGAAGCTATCATAATACTTTTAACTGTATGTTTATCTACCAAGCGTACACCGAACAAAGCCTTGTCAAGTATTGGCTGCTTTAACTTACCTGTTAGAACAGCTACATCTTTTTGTGCTCCTAAACTTAAAGCTGCGTCAGGATCAAACCTGCCTTCCAGTCTCTCTGCTATTATCCCGGATGTTGCCACTAACAGTTGTTCCCATGCTTTTCCTTCCTCTCCCCATAGTTGCGTAGTAGCCTGAAGCATATACTTTTCATTTACCATGCCACTAACTACTGCTGCTGATAATGCCTGTGATAAAGAGACTCCCCAGTTTAATCCAAGAAAAGCCCTGGATGCATTCTTCCGCATAAACCTTACTGCTTTGTCCCACCATTCGTGAGCCATCTGCTCTGCTACAACGTCAGACAGGTACTTGTTTAGCAGGGTATAGTACTTACGGTTCTTTGCCATTAAAGCCTGTTTTACTTTAGGTTCGTTTAACAGTCTTACTGCATCTGTCACTTGGTGTGCCAAACTCGTATATACCGCAGTCTCCTGAATAGCATGGTTCAACACCCTTGCTATATTATCTAAGTATATTGCTCCACTTGCTTTAGTTCTTTCCTGTAAAGCACCTTCGGGCAGGAACACTGTACCGTCTGCTACTTTAGCCAGAAATGTTTGACTTAAAGAATCAAGGCCAGCCGTGTCTACTATGACATCACCTTCACCCCTTTGCGATTTAACCGTAGACATACCTATATAGTTGTCAATATAAGTTAGGTCTACTCCTGTCCTTTCCCGGAAGATTCGGTTCAACTCCTTATACTGCCACTGGTAGAATTCCCTAACAGCTTCCACAAACTGTAGGTCTTTTGCAGTCAGGTTGTCATTTACTAATGCTCTTAATACTTCTTCCCTTTGTTTTTCCGTCTGTCTTTTTACCCATGCTTTATGCTTCTCTTCGTAAGCCTTTACATCCTCACCCAGCGTTGGTTCTGGAGTATCCGGGTCATCTGTTCTTAACTCCCCTTCGTCTATTACCAGCACATCTTCAGGTATTATTCCCTCTGTGTCGCCTCTTAAACTAAAGCCACCTGTAGTCCCTTCTTCCTGGTCTTTGTACACTAAGTGTCTCGTGTTATCCCGGGAAGTTAAATGCACAGCCAAAGATATTAACTCACCCTTAGTCAGCACTACTTCGTTTTTTCCTTTTGTAGTAAACTTTGTTACTGTTACTGTTCCCGACTGTTCGTTTAAATACTCCTCTGCTTCCTTGTTGTTTAAAACTATTCCGTGAGCCTCTAATCTTGAGCGTATCTGTCTACCTGCTACTGCTCTTTTTAATTGTACGTTAGCTGCTCCCTTGCCAAAGAATAATACTTGTCTGGCCATTGAACCTTTAGGTACTATAGATTCTATTAGTAGTAGTGCCGGGTATAAACTGGAAGACACTCCTATTAGTGTTTCCTTTATGTTTTTCATTCTGCTTTTCTTTTCTCTGGAAAAGCTGTCTCCCTCTTCTGCCCTGTTCCCCTGTATCTCTTTTACTGTATCCCCTACCAAGGAAGCTAATAATTCATACTTGTTGTCCAGCCCACGGTACACCCTGCCATGTAGCTCGTGCATAGCAATCCTGATCAGACCATCAGATGCCAACTGTAAGTTAGCCACGCTAATATCACTTAGTAGTCCTTCAAAACCTGTTCCGACTTTTACTTCTAATAATTTTTCCACCCCTGCTATTGCTTTCTTGAACTGTCCGTCTTGGTTTAATACTGCTTTACCGCTCTTCTCTATCCATGAACTCTGGATATCGTCCAGTGCATTAGTAAAGTCCTCTATAGCTCCAGTAAGAAACCATGCCTGTTTGCTTCTTGCTGTATCTATTCGCTCTAAAAGATTCCTAACTTGGTCACTTGCTTCTTTAACCTCTGCTTCTACTCCGTCAAGCACCTTGTCTTTCTTGTACCAAGCCGATGCTTTCTTAGCCAGTTTCATTTCCCTGGTAGCTATTTCATCCATAGCCTGTAAAAAAGAGATAATGCTTTTTTGGTCTACGCTAAACCATTGCCCTTTCTGTAGCTTTTTAAGTAGTTGCCTCTCGGCACTCCTGCCCCTTTTGTTGGGTTGTAGTTTCTTTTGTTCTTCTGTCAGATTTTTTAATAATGATTTTTCTAAACCTACTGTCTCCCTTTCCATTTTGGCGAGAGCCATAGCTAAGTCTATCCTGCTTTCTGTTTCATCCAGTAAGGTTTTGCTTAACAAGTATTTAAACCCTTTATTAGAAAGAAGTTCCTGAATCTCAGTGTTTATGTTTTGCAGTTCCTCTATGTTTTCCTGCTTGCCTTCTGATAATTTTTTAATTGTAGCAAATGCTTCCAGATACCTTTGGTAAGGTTCTAACTCTGCTTTGAGTTCCGGGGATCTAGCCCGAATGCTTTTTAGTATTCTTTCTGCTCGTCTTACACCCCTGTCTATATTCCGTTTTCTTTGTGCTATTTCTTTCCTGACTGCCTGTTCTATAGCACCAAGGTCTTTCCCTATTATTTCCCCATAGCCTTCTTTTTTTATTTTTGTTTGTATACTTGTTAATATTTCCTCTATGTTTTCCTTGCCTATACCATGCTTGTCTATTAGTTTGGACATGAAACTACGTACCGTATCTTCTTCTCTGTTTAATAATGAACCACGCATAGCCGGATCAGTAGTAATTATTCTTTCTACCCTTCCTGTCGGAGTAGCTCTGTCTACACCCTTAATAGTCCAGTCTGTCGTGTTGGCTATACCACCTGCTGTATACATACCACCTAACAGGGACGGCACTGGTGTGTTGGTGTAAATAGATTGTAACGCTTCCCTTATAGTTCCAAACACATCTGTGTTTTTAATTTCTCCCAGACGTACATTCCTTACTTCCCAACTAATACTTTGATCGTCGTTTATATGTCTTACTAAATGTATTTCCCCTGCTCTCTCGTTTCCCCTTGCCTCATATACAACTACGTCTTCACCTTTTTTTATTGTTTTAAATAACTCGTCTATCCTTGCCTTCTCATCTGTAATATTTAATTGTGCTTCGCTTTTTTGCCGGTTTATTTCTCTTATTGTTGCTGCGTCTGTTTCTGTTTCCAATAGCCTGTCAAGATTCTCTATCCTCTCCTGCCATATCTTAGCTGAGGTTTGCAGTATCTGTATTTCCCTTGCATCCCTGTGTCCCTGACTGGCTTCTTCAGCCGCTACTGACACACGGTCAAAGTCAACCCCTACAGTCTCTAAGTGGGCTAACGCTATTTCTTCATCTGTTTCTGTACTCTTCTTTTTTCTTACTTTTATATCTTCGTCTACTGTTTTTACGTAGCTTTGGGCAGTTATAAACTCCTGTGCTTTTTGTGACAGGTCATATAGTGTCTCACTTCCTGTTAATTCTACGCTTTCCTTTTTTGTTATCTCCCCTTTCAATACCCTTTCTTTTATCTTTTGCTTCTCTTGGTTCAGCCTGTCTTCCGATATTGACTGATTGCCCTCTAATCCCTGTGACAGCCTTTTAATTATGCTCTGTTGCCCGGCTGTTAAAGCTATGTCTATGTCACCACCTAAAGAAGCTGCTCTTCTTTGGAATAATTCTTGTATAGTTATTTCATCTAGATCCTGACCTGCTAATAAATCCTCAAACTCTTTTCTTCCTACCATACCCATAATAGCTGACCGTCTCTTATAATCTGCTACGGTAACTATTCCCTGCCCGGGTAAAGCCAGTGCCAACGATCCTATTACTGCTTTATCTATTGTTTCTTTTATTATTTGTTGTACTTCACCTTCGTACCTTTGGTATTGCGTTCCTCTTAGAGCATTAGAGGTTTCCTCAGCCCATACTTTTATCCAGTGATTCCCTAATTCCTGCATTACTTCTTCACCGGTCTGTAAAGCACCTTCACGAACCCATCTACCAGCACCTCTTACCAATACATTCCGTGTCCCTGCCTTATATAATGGATTACTGGTAACTGCCTGTATTGTTTTTTTCATTACCGGTATTAATCCGGCATTCTTTATAAAAGGATTCCTTAGAGATATGGCTTCTATTATCGCTTCGTTAAACCCTGAAGCTATGGCTGCTCTTCTTGCTATCCATATAGGCATTTCCTGTGTTGCATACCCAATTACTCTTCTACCCTGTATTATCTCTCCTTCGCTTTTATCAAAACGGTGGTATGTTTCTGCTCCGGGATACTTTATAGTAGCCTGTCCACCTTGGGATACTCCAAACTGGTTGCGGTCATCAGCAAATATAGGTACTCTTATCTGCTCTAACATTAGATCAGCATAAGTTGACCCTGCTGTCTGTGCTCCTATAGCTGCTGAACCGCCTACTGTCATAGTTAATAAAGGTTTAAACCCTAATCCAGCACCTGTTAGTAGTCTTGTTAAATCCGTACCGAGCCTTGCTATATCTTCATTCCCTTTCTGGAATATTACTGCATCGCCAGAAGCTACGGCTGCCATTGTAGCCAAAGCCGATGTGTATACCGGGCCTTGTTCTGCCCAGAAATATTTAACTGCTTCCAGTAACCTGACATCTCCCCTGTTTACTGCCTTTAAACCAAACTCCGGGATAACATCATTCAGTTGTTCTATCTCTTCCCTGATTTTCTTTGCTCTTTCTTCCAGCTCACTGCTTGGTCTACCGTTACTGCTTAACATTTCCTGTCCGATAGCTGCGTACTGTATCTGCAAGAAACTTCTGCGTGTTACATTATTATAGGTTTTAGCCTGTCCCGGGTTCTCTTTTTCATACCTTTTTAACTCTAATAGTTCTTCTGCCTGACCCTTATCACCAAACTTTCGCATCCATCCCATGTTACGCAAAGCCCATCTGGTAGCTTCGTTTACAGGATCGGCAAATTTAAAAAACTCTTTCTCACTTTTCGGTGTCCACTTGTCTGCTTCTAATTCCGTTTGACTCCTGTCTTCTCTTTGTTCTCTTTCTTTGTGCTTTTCTTTTATTCTTATTGCCGCTAACACTGCCATTGGTAACGCATAAGCAGGAGATAATAACGCACCTCTGGAAATTAAAAACGCTGCCGGGGCTACTAACGGATGTCCTCCTATAGGCTTATAGCCGACGAATTCCCCGTTTTCATCATACTCTGCTTCCCTGCCTATAACATTTCCTTCCGGGTCCAGTATGTGTGCTGCTGCCGCTAAGTTACCTCTGCGTAAAAATCTGCCCGACTCCCATAGTCGCCAAGCAAAGTCAGGCCGTACAATATTACTAACACTTTCCTGTTGTTTCTTTATTTCATGTTCTATATCTTCAGGAAACTCTAACTCTGTATCCGGAGTTAACCGAGATGATAATGGTAAGTCTTCCTGATATTTGGGAAACTTGGGGATGTTGCCAGTTGCATTGCTTACTGCTTGGTTCTTTTCAAAGTTACTCCACGTTTGTTGCTCATGCCGTCTTATTGCCGGTTGTTGGTATTGCCCTGTTATTTCCTTGTTATCCCTGTCAAAAACTCTATTCCTGCCATATCCTGACAGTCTTTGCAAACGTCTCTTTCTTTCTTCTTCCTGCCAAGTTAGCCCCTGATTTTTCCACCAGATGTAATCACTCATTTGTCTTCGTTTTACTCTCGCAAGTCCGGGAAGCCTGTATTCCTTCCCGTCAACATTGTTCCTGACGGATCTGCCACTCTGACAAACGGTATGTTGGGATAGGTTTTAAGATTTTTTATATTATAATTGTTTTCTATATCGTTTAAATGTTTCAATATGTCCAAAGGATTAAATGTTGTCTTCCATTGACCTTCATGAGAAACAAAATAATCTTGGTTGTTAGGAGGTTCTTTACCGAAATCATCTTTCATTCGTTTTCTTAGTACTTCTATTTCATCTTTTAGTTCTTCGTTTGCCGGGTCTTTGTTCAACTCGCTAAACGCTTGGTTTATTTCTTCAGCCAACGCTTTCCTTCTGGGGTTATTAATCCATTGCTCATGTATTGCTGCTCCTGTGGCATTTTTGGATACATTAACCAGTGTTCTCATTACGAAATCTGCTTGCATGGATACTTTTTTTAATGCTCCTTGGGCTGAACCGGGATGGAATATACCGTCTTGTCTCCAAACTTCGTGGTCGTATAAGAAACGTAGCTTTTCCTTCCAGTCCTTGACATTGCCGTTTTCTGCTATCACTTTTGCTATTAAGTCTTGGTCATGGGCTAAGTCTTTTAGTAGTGATCTAGCCTTGTCTATTACTGGTCTGTCAGCCTCGTCTATATGGGGTTCGATAGTTTCCATAAATATATCCATACGGCTTTGTGGTGGGTTATAAGGGTCATACTGCATTCCCGGAATCATTATAGGTTCTGTAAAGTTTCCTATTCTTTCACTCCCCATTCCCGATCCACCTAACGCTTTTTCATACACTTCCTGACTCCTGTTTGGAGGAAGAAACGGATCAGGATAAAACACGGAACTCGGCATCTTTGTTACCTGTTCTAATAAATCACGAGGGTTTCTTGCTACGCTATGGTATATAGCCTGAGTCCTTGAGTCGCCACTATCCCCCAAAACTCTCCATTCAGTAGTTCCGTCTTCTGTCAAGGTTGGATAATACCAGTCGTCACCGTCCCTGATTAATCTTACTGACTCGGTTGACTTAATGCCTGTTGCCGGATCTGTCCAAGTTGCAGTTGTGTAACTGCCCTGCTGTTGGGTAACAGCACCATGCCCTTCTGCCCATATCTTTCCGGCTATTACCAGAAAGTTTTCACCAAGAGGGGAATTTATTTTTTGTATAGCTGTTGTCAGTAGATCCTTGTTGCCACCTAATGCTGAACTGTCTATATTATTTATTGCGTTTGTCTGAATTCTTTTGTATAGGTTTTTTAACGCTTCAGCCTTTTCTTCATTAGATCCTCTGCCTTGCAGTATTTCATCAGCCCCTTTTGCATAACTATCTCTTAATTCTAAAAAAGAAGTCCGGGCTTCGCCCATTATAATTGCTTTCTCCTCCGGTGACATTACTGCTCCGGATTCGTCTAATCGCCACTCCATGTCCATCATCGCACCAGCCATACTGTTAGCAAACCTTCTGAACATGGGCTTGTAATTAGTAAAAGGATCTGTACCTAACCCTATTTCGCTTACATCCCATTCTTGATAGAACAGTTTAAGGTTTTTTTCATGCTCTTTTGCTCTATCATCGGCTCTTTTATTAAAATCCGCTTTCTCAGTTTCAGTTAGTGCGTCAAAGCGATCTTGTATCGGCTTGATGTAAGCGTCTAAAAGGTTACTGTAAGTCGAGTAGTCTGATATATAACCGTTCTTTTGGTTTGGAAGCAGAGCCGTACTTATCCAGTCGCTTTGTATACTACGCATCTTTAATATTTTTTCGCTCATAGGTATATCTTCGCTCTCTATCTGTCTAAACTGGCTTATTAGTTCTCCTGCTTCTTGCGTAAGATGCCTTTCTACTGCTTCGTTTTTATCTGTGTTGTCACTTCTTAATTCTTCAAATTTTCCATTTAGGTACTGTTCTAATGTTCGCAAATGCCCAATGTTAAATCCGTCTTTTCCTCTTAATATTTCTATGTAGTCTTGTGCCTTATCTCTTGCACTTTCCTGGGGTGATAGGGGGCTTTTCGGATCAAACACATGGGCTGCTACTTCATTTTCTATTATTCTCTCTATCTCTGGAATATGTATAAGTAGCAACTCTTCCTGTATTTCCCCTTCTATTTGCGACTCGCCTAGTTTTGCTATATTGCTAAACATACTTGCTTGGTTTTGCATATTTTTGGTGTTGGCATCGCCTATCTTAGAAGCGTTAGTAGATATACTTACATGAAACTCAAATAAGAGATCATTTACAGCTTGTATGTCGTTCCCATCTATAGCTGTTTTAATCCTCTCTTGTACATTTGCAAATGTTCCGCTTACTTTGTTGTATTCTCTATCTTCGTCTGTATAATTGCCAAACCTTGCTGCTATAAAATCCTGATATCTGGCTAAATCCTGCCCTGTCATTACTGATCTGCCGTCATCTGTTTTTAGTGGCTCTACTTCTACTTTCCACCTGTCTATTAATTCTTGTTGTCTCTCTTCGAGAGTCATCTCCTCATCTTGTGGGGCTGTTAGGATGGCTGTTACTATACGTGAGTTTACTTCCCGGCTCTGGATAGATAATGCTCTATCGTTACGTGCGTCTTCCTGCCTCTGTAACTGATAGCCCTGCGACATAACAGGCATTAAAGTCCGTTGCTTTAGACTGTTGACAAAGTTCTTCTCTGCTTCTTCCGAACCCTTTACTCCGTATATATTCTCTAATGAAAAATCCTTGCTTATATCACTCATCTGCTACCTACCATTACCGGTGGTTTTAAATTTAAGTCTATAAATACGTCCCACGACTTTTTATACTCATCGTACCCTAATTCCCCTCTGTCGTATTGAGATTTATTATTCTCAAAATTCCTATAAGCCGTTTCTGCTGTACTGCCTTTTACATAAGGTATTCTACCAGCAACTATAATCGACATTCCTACTCCGTTTGATGTTAGACCCATCTCTCTTGTTGCCAAGGTCTTTCTCCAGTCTTCGCCCCATCTACTTGTCCACCTTTTTATTGCCCCTACTTCTTCTGCCTGTGTCCAGTTATTCAATACAACCTCATACAGCTTTTCCCACGTTTCCCTGTTATTACCTTTTGTATTAAGAACATTCCTGTATATGAGAGCTATATCTGCATATTCTTGTGCTTCTTCTTTCGCTTTTTCTATATTTAGCTCTCTTTTCTCCTGCACTGTGTCTGCATCCATTCCTGCCCAAGAATGCTCTCCTTCTACATTCCACCTGTCCCTTATAGCTTTTACTGTCTGTTTGTATATTTGCCTTTCTTTTGATATTTCGCTAAATATCTCTTTTTCTTCCGGGGTAACACCTAATGTCTTTACTACTTCACTTGAGTATTCGTACTTACCTTCTCCACGTTTAGCCATATCTATACGGTGTTGCCTTAAAGCCATCATTACAGCCTGCGTTTCATCTTTGTCGTCTTCCTTGGTTAATAGCCGGGAAGGTCTTGGTCGGTTGGGTATCTCTGGTTTTGGAGTAGGGGTTCCGTAAGTTGTCAGATTTAAGTCAGCCGGTTTGTCCCCCTCCTTTATCAGCTCTGGCCAGTTCCTTGTAGCCTGCTCATATATTTCTTTCCGGTAATCTTGCACTGCTTTCCATTGTTCAGGGTATTCTTTTTTAAGACGACTGTTCCACGGCATTGCTGACTGTTGTACCGTAGGCCAGTTGCGAAAGTCACCGTATCTATTTCTATTGGCTTCTATAAATGTTGGAGGTATCTGTGCCGGTTCGCCATAAGTATCAAAGTCTATGTCATCCTCTCTCATGCCTATAGAGGTTAATGCTTTTTGTATGTCGTTAGGTTTTAACAGGTTATCGTAATCATCATAACTCATCTGTAGCCCTCCTGATTGAAAAGGCTGTAACAGTTTATTGTATTCCTCTGTGCTTATTTCTACTCCCGGAGTTAAAGATATAGGTTGTACCAGATTTTCCTGCTCACTATAATCCATAGGCGACCCTCTGGTTAAGGTAGGTTGTTGTACTTCCTGCTCTTCAAGAAACTTTTCCTCTTCCCTACTTGTGGTAGGGTGGATTACATCAGGTTTAGGTTTTTTCCCTTCTACCATTTGGGCAAATTCTTCCTGTACGATTTCTCTCCAGCCCGGATTTAGCTCTCCTGTTTCAGAATTTACTAACTTTCCACTTAAATGTGTTCTTGCGTAGTCGGTTAAAGCTGTCTCTTTTATTTCCGATACCTGTTTGGAATTCCACAGGTCAGGACGACTTTCTAATAACGCTTCTGCCGCTTTCCAGTTTTCCCAGCTTTTACTCATAACAGCCGCTGTTATTGCGTTTTCTGTATCAGCTACAAATTCCCTATCATCCCTTGCTACTGCCTCGTTTGCCAAAGCCTGTGTATCCTGAGCCAGAGTTGTATCAAACCATGATGTAGCCGAGTCTCTTATTCTACCGGCTGGCAAAGTAGACAGACTGTTTTCTATTTCTTTTGCTTTTGCTGTCCATAATCTTTGATATGTTTCCCTGTAAGTTTCCCCTTCCTTTTGCTCACTTGCTGCTATTTGTTTTATATTGTTGCGATAATCATCCATATCCATTTTCATTTTTAATGTCTTATCGCTTAGTGTTCTCTGCTCCTCGAACAATTTACGTTCTTTAGCTACCTGTGAGCCGACTTCCATTACCTTGCCTGTTACACCCTGCCATACCCTGTCGGTTATTGTGTCCTGCTCTTGTGGTACTTGAAAGCCTGTGGGTGAAAACTTCGCCTGTGCTCTTCCTGCATATCTGTTCTGGTATTCAAATTTGGTTTGGTACTGTGGTATCTCTGCCATTTAAAAACCCCCTCCCAGATCGTTTCTAGCAAGAGTTCTTGAGCTACGAGAGGATCTACCTATTTCTCCTTGCCCATATTTCCGTATACCCTTGCTTGCCCAGTCTCCTATACCTGCTCCCAGTCCCTGTAAAGCACCACCAACATCCCCACCTGCTGCTGTGAAGCCACTAAGGCCACCACCTAAAGCTCCACCTAACCCGGCAAGGAATGAACTCTGCCCTGCCTTTTGGTGTAACCCTTCATCCCCTAATATACTTTGTTGCATTTTTATATCTGACATTTTGCTTGTTGTTTGAATGTCCTGTTGCAGTTGTTCCAGATCTTCTCCTGCTCTTTGCTGTGTTCTCTTTACATCCTCTGCTGCCTGTTGTCTTACCTGTTGCTGCATTGCTGCAAAAGAACCACCACCACCTGCTAACCCTACTTTCCCTGCCTGTACGCTTTGTGCTCCAAGAACACCTGCTTCTTGCTTACCTATTTCTCTTACTGCCCTGTCAGCCTGTCGCTGTACCTGTCGTTGCTGTGTTCTAAAGCCGCTTAGACTTTGTTCTGTTTGTAACTGTAGTAGTTGTCGGTCTTGAGCATTTTGTTTTAACTGTGCTTTAGCCTGTCTCTTTTCAGCTTCAGACTTTTTTGCACCCTCTATAGCTCCGCCTATAGCTCCTAATCCTGCAAATATTAAATCAAAGAAACCGCTACCCTCCTTATATTAGTAAGGACGTTTCTTGCCTTTCTTTTTCTTTGGCATACTTCCCTCCTATATATCATTTATTTTCACCGTTGCTCGAATACCCAACACAGTCATAGGTGTCGGGTTTGGATTTCTTAAATATAAAGTAACCAGTTTGTCAGTCTTGCCGTCTATGCTTTGGGTGAACATACCGGTAAATGGTGTGGGTGCTTGTGACATAGGGTCTTTAGTTAGCCTGAATATTACGTTCTTTAACGTGTCTTCATCCGGGCCTAACTGTATTCCTTCCTGAGTCTTGTAAACTTTTATCGAACACTTCTCTATGTTCTTTGTATACCCGGCTGTATCCACCGTTTCCATAGGTACTGGTTCTACGTTCTGATTATAGCCAAGTCCCATATGTACTGTATTAAAAAAGCCATCCAGTGTAATAGCTCCACTGCTTACCGTCTTAGATGCGTGTACTCCACCGTCAGCCAGTATGGACAGAGAAGCTGCCTCTAAGTGACTTAACCCTGTAGTCGTGCCTTCACCTGCTGTTAGCGTTGTACCGTTAGCTATGGTCTTAATAACCTTTGTTATCGTTCCACCGGATGTGTAAGTAGTAAAAGCACTAGTGCTTACCTCTCCCGATCCTGCTGCTAATCTAAAAGTATTAGTCGTTTTGTTTTTTACTTGGAATACACCTTCACCGTTACCAGTGTCCAAGGTATTAAGTTCTACCATTCCCCCTACACCGGATATCTTTACATAGTCATCGTTACTTAAACCGTGACTTGCCGAAGTTATAACTCCGGGACTTGCTCCGGTTATGGCTGTAATAGTCTTATCTGCACCACCGTCCCATGTTAAAGCAGAGTCTACGAATACGGCATCGGCTTCCTCTGTGCCGTAATCTCTTACGTTAAAGTACTCTATGTATCTTTTTGTAGCTCCGTTAACAACTCTCTTTACGCAGACCCATACCTGATCTTCAGCACCTTTACGTACAGTACAGATAGATTCAAAGGAATCTCCTGAGTTAGTAATAATACGAGTCCATGCCTTACTACCGTCTTCCTGTATATTAAGACAGGCTATCTGTCCGTCTTTACGTAGACACCATAGCACTGAGTTAGGATTGGTTTGAAATGCCATATCCTGTAAGCCTGTTGCTCCTGTTACTTCAGGATGAAGGGAAGTTAAGTCCCTTGCTGTGTAGGCTTGTAGATCATTTGAGAATACTATCTCCCTTACTACCTTACCACCACCCTGTACAAACGCACCTGTGTTCTGCATAAGTACTGGCTGTACTCTGGATGCTCCATTCTGTGATTGTCTTTTTAATAATGGTAAAGATGTTGGAGCTATAACACTTGTACCAAAACTCCACTCAGACTCTAAGGAAAAGTAAAGTAAGCCAGTCCATGACAATAGTCCTCTGGCTGACGTACCCCTAACATGATAAGCCCAAGGATCTGATGCTACTATAGTTGATGTTAAACCATGCTCTAAAGGAGTATTAACCTTAGATCCTATCACCCTGCTTGGGTAGGTCTGGTCACCACCTACTACAAGCCTCTGCTCGTGTGCAGTTATTATACTTGGCCATGTACCCTGTGCTGCATTATAATCAGCCCCTGTTACCCAGTCCCCACTTCCGGTATCTACAAAGTTTATAGCTGCTGCTGCCCAACTAGTGTCACTGGTATAGGTAATCTGAAATGCCGGGCCTACTCCATTTGTTAAATCACTAAGGTTGTCAGGACAAAAGTACATAACATTATCCATCTGCACAAAGTGTAAATCCAATACTTCTGCATCGCTATCAAAAGTAATAATAGAGTTAAGGTCTAATTGTGCTCCACCACCACCGTCTATACTGGTTAGTCTTACTCCATCCTTGTATATCCAGACATACCTTCTGCCTATAGATATAATATAAGCATCACCGTTAGGTCGGTTAAAAGGAAAAAGATTAGATACCTTGTCAGTATCCTGAGCTGCACCAACAAACTTTGTTCCGGGTCTACCCTGTGCCCCTCCCATAGGTAGAATAAAAACATTCTCTAATGTTCGGCATGAGTACTGGTACTGTGGAATCTCTATACGGCTTTCAGTTAGCTGGCTTATCTCCCCGGCCATGAAACTGGTTGTTGTACTTCCAGATCTTGGCATTTACGTCCTCCAAAACCTAGTACCACGGCTAGCCTGTAGCCTTTGCCCCATTTGCTTTTGCCGGATATCTTCTGACACAGCCCTGTCACGTATGCCTCCCGGCCCATTGTACTGTGCGTCAAACACTTGTGACATCTGCACATCAGCACCTAACTCAGAAGCTATCTCCGTTGCTATTCTTGTAGCTAATGCTACAGTAAAGTATTCAGGAAATATGCTTTCTGAAGCTCTTGTTGTATAACGTAGCTTTATTGGCGAGTCAGCATTAGTAAGTAAGTATCTGTTTTCTATAGACCAATCTGCCGTATCGTCTACCATCTCTCTTGGTACTAAACAATACGGATCAGTTGGTAAGGCATAGGCATACTGGTAGTCTGTACCGACGATGGTATAGTCTTCGTCCTTGCTTATTTCTATTCTTTTAGTAGCAAAGCCCCAATCATGGAAACTCAGTAACTCATCACGTAGTATGTCGTACCATCTATTACACGCTGATGCTCTTGTATTATCCTCGTCTAAGGTTACAATAGCCTGTTGGTGTATCTTACCTAAAGCAAGACTGCAAATAGATGCGTCAGTTACTACCGCCACCTGCTCCTACACCTGCGAGTTTTTCTAATGCTCGCATTTTAGTTGAAGGCATACGTGCTTTCTGCGTTTTGTAAAAGTCTTTTACCTCTTGAGATGACAAACCTGATTCTTTTTCCATTTGGGCGAGGAGTTCCTCTTCTTCCGATGCCTCCTTTACGGCCGTATTCTGGCCGTACTCCCTTACTATACCAAGCTGAATCAGCCTGTCTATCTTAGAGCCTTTCTTCTTTTTATCACCTTCCGTCCATTCTATTTGAACATCAGGAATTTGTGGTAAATTGTCCATCCCTGGAACATCTCCGGGATTAAACTTACATACCCTTCTTGTTTCTACCTCTGCTCCTGTTTCATCACGGGAATAGGTCGAATAGTTCATAGGATATGCCTTTGTTACGATTAGCCTTCGCATTTATTGTCCTTCTAAGTAGGGGGCATAAAGCCCCCTTACTTATTAATTTAGATTGTATACCCAAGCATTAGCTTTACCAGCAGAAACAGTGTTTCCTTTGGTATATACAAGTTTAATATACTGTTTTGTCTCAGCAGGTAAACCTACATCAAGTATTACTTCCCCTATAGGGGCATTTGTAGTACTCACATGACCTGATACCAAGTCACTATAACTTGAATCATCAGAACTGTGCTGAATTTTTACCGTAGTGTTACCACTTGAACCTACTATTGCTGTATGGATAACAGCCTTTACCCTTGGGAAATAGCCCCCACCGGAAAACGGTGTAGCTGCTCCAAAGTTAATAGTATTAGTAGAATCTGCTGAAGATGATGTTAGAACCTGCTCTTGGCTAAGTTCTTGTAGTGCGTCAATCATTAGATAGCATCCTCCGTTGATACCAATCCTTCGCAAAGATAGATTGGAACTCCCATAATATGTGGAACCGGGCCATCACCAAACGGTGAATCGGCAAGGTAATAGACATTAGATTTATTAACAGCAGTAATATTTAACTGAGTGTAAAGATCACGGTTGCAATAGATCGCTGCGTTCTTGGTAGATTTCATTCTTCCAAGGGCAGTTAAAACATGGTTAGTATCCAAGTCATAGGTCTCACCATAAGCATTGTCTATAGAACCTATTCTCTGTACACCACGATCATCAGCTACAGCGATAGCACAAGCCATCTTGAACTGAGTGGTATATGCGTAGTAATTACCAGTGTTAGTTCCACTTACACGTTCTAAATCCTTGTCTACTACTTCTATTCCTAAAGGTGATCCATTAGGATAGGAGAGATAAGCACCAGTAGTGTCATCCCAGTTTATTATCCACAAAGATACATTGTCACCACTTCCGGTGTTAGAAGAATCGTTGTCTATAATGTTAGTAGTATTTGCAGTGGTATAGCGAGTTGCTAAACCATCTGGTTGTTCTGGATTTAAAGCTGCGTTTCCATAGAAAAATTTGTCTTCGAATTCCTGAGCAAGTGCCATAATGTGCATCCGATTGTATCGGTCACGCACTGCTGCCGGATTATCTGACGAGTCTACGATTCTCTCGTCTACTTCACTTCTTGTCTCAGCTATAAGAATTGGCTCATAAACTGACTTGGTGTGACCAGATGTGGCTGTTACCCCATCGTTGGTCTTTCTCCATGACACGCTAGGCAACGCTAATTGCTGTACGTGATGATGACTAAAGTTCTCGGAACTTTCTACCCAAATCGCATGACGGAGAATAGGGTTCTCCTCAGATAATGTTTCCGCTACCTGTGCAACTTCTGTTGCCCCATGAAATAAATTGCCAACTTCTGCTAGTGTGACTATGCTGCCACCTACAGTCGCCATAAAAAAACCTCTTAAAATATGTTATAACTTCCATCTGTTAAAACACAGTTCCTTTATAGCTAGCGTTGCTATCCAATACAGGGTAACTATTCTTGCCTTGGGGTTGCCGTTTCAGTTTTCCCTTCAGGTCAGTATCTGTTCATTACAATATAAATAAAAAAGTGTCAAGCGTAAAAAACCCCCCGGAGAGTATCTTCTCCGGGAGGAAAAAAGGAGGTACAATAGTAGTGTAAAGTTATTAATGTAGATTAGGCATCAATATGGAGTATGTCGTGGGGTAACTACTATTACCACCTATTATTATTACTACATAGCCAACATTGTCAAGAACACCAAACACATATAGGTGAAGATAATGATCCTTAGACGAGATTGTTGACATCGGCTATGCTCTTGTGCTATTTTGTAAACTCCAACAGGGGGAGCTATGGTTAGACGAACTATTTATTTAGTCTCTGGTATAGTAGTTGGGGCAGGGGGATTCTTTCTATGGGCGTACATTAACACCGTCCACTACACTATACCATCACCAACAATGAACAGGGTTGCTTATATCCTGTTACAAGTACCACCACTCTGGTTAGCGTATGGCACTGGCATCTTGGCCAGTGTGCTTATCTTGTCTTTTGTTTTAGGTAGAACAGTCTTATTTAAGAAGGCTTATGAAAGGGCTACTGAAAGACTACACTGGAAAACACGCAATGCTTTTATGTGGTGGAAGGGTAAGTCTATGGAACTGGAAGGGAAGGTAGAAGAGCTTACAGCAGAGCGTAACGCTTTAGCAGAGATGGCTCAGGAGTTTCAATCTCAACTTATTGCCATAGATAAGGTAAGAACTTTCAGGCCAAGGAATGAAATAGTAGAGAAGAAACTCCTTGGTAATAAGGTAGTTTCTTTTAAGTAAATGAACCATATAAGCCTGTTTACCGGGATTGGTGGTATAGACTTAGCCAGTGAGTGGGCAGGGTTTAATACGCTATTACAAGTTGAAAATGACCCCTACTGTTTAAAAGTTCTTGAAAAGCACTGGCCTAATGTAGAAAGATGTACCGATATAAGGAGCTTGAATGGAAGAAAATACCGAGGGACAATTGACCTTTTGTCAGGGGGTTTTCCTTGCCAACCATACAGCGGAGCAGGAAAAAGAAAGGCGTTCTCAGATGACCGTGACCTCTGGCCGGAAATGTTTAGAATCGTGCAGGAAGTCAGGCCGACTTGGGTGCTTGGTGAGAATGTTGCTAACTTCGTCAATTTGGGGGTCGACCGCACGTTATCTAATCTGGAAAGTGAAGACTACGAAGTCCAATGTTTCAATATACCAGCTGTCGCCATCGGTGCGTGGCATCAAAGGGCAAGAGTATTCATTGTGGCCTACTCCGCAAGCGAGAGATTACAAGGGAAGTTCAGGTCGCAGTCTAAAGGGGACGGAAAGAGACTTGCCAACAGCAGTAAAGCTATGGCCGACTCCTTCGGCAACCGAGGCTCACGCAGGACTTCCAACAGGGAAAATGCAAGCCATGTTAGGCAATCACCCGGAGATAAGGGGTACTACCCCGGAAGAATGGAAACGTGGGACACTGAACCCAACGTGGGTCGAGTGGCTCATGGGGTTCAAAACCGGGTTCACAGACTTAGAGCATTAGGAAATGCAGTTGTCCCACAACAGGTTTTTCCAATACTGGAAGCAATAGCAAAAATACACAGGGAGAATTATGATATATAATACCAAGATTATAACGAAAAAAGCAGAAAGAGGAACTAGACCAAACGTGGAGTATCGAATAAAAAACAAATTACATTGTGCAGGTGGGGTAGAATTTTGCAGTCACGAAGGTTGCGATATGTACGGTATAGTTAAAGATGATAACCAGTTGTTATGTTTTCGCCACTACAAAGAAAAGCATATACAAGTATATAAGGATCTTGATGTAGAAATGATTGAGCCTAAGTCCAGATCTCTTTTTAAACGTAGACCACAACCCGGCTCAGTGGACTATTAAAAAGAAAACCACTTCCCTAAAGAAGTGGCCTTCCCGGACACAAGATAAGTTATATTACTATCTGCTTATTAACCTGTCAATCCCTGTTTAGCTTTTATTTTTTGTCTTGACCACATAGTTGGTGAGCCGGGATATCTTTTACTTGTTGACGTACCTGCTGAAGAACCACCTGCCGGTGGAGACACATCGTCACTGGTTCTCTCACCTATGTATTGCAGGAATTTAATAGTTCGTGGGTCGTTATCCAAGCCTGTCTCCCTAAGCATTTCGTGGAACTCCCCTGAGTTGTCATTAGCTGCCAATGCTCTTCTAGCAAGCTCGGTGTTACGTCCAAACGCTTCGCCCCATTCCTGTTTTAGGGTAGCTGTTGCTGATTCTTTCTGTGATCTTCTGGATTCCTGTATAACACCAGCCTGTTTCTGGTTAAATTCATAGGCTTTCTTGTACATCTTTCTGTATTCATCGTTGTTTAAACCTATTTCATGTGAAACATTCTTCATAAACCCTTCCAGATCCTCGTTCCTTACCATGCCTTCAGGAAGGTCGTTAGTCTCTGCCACGTATGAATCAACACTCTCCGGCTTCTGCCTCTGGCCTCCTGACTCTTCCAAACCTACGTGGTGATCTATAAACGCTGAGAATGTTCCATGCTTATGAAACCTTGCATCATCTTTATACTTGTCAGGCAGTTGGCGAGTCCATTGTGGTGGCTCATCCATATTTACCTGCTGTTCTTTTTGTGGTTCTACCGGAGTTTCTCCGGATAATAAGCTGTCGTTATCAGACATCCTGACTCCTTTGTGGCACGTTTAGGTTTGAGAGTGCCTGTATTATGGTATCTACCATATCAGACCTTCCCCACCCACCGAACTTAGCCATGATCCTTCTTGCTGCATTTAACTCTATCAAGTCCTCTACCGTGTTACCGTCTGTAGCAAACAAGCCCAACTCATTATGCACTATGTCTCCAAGTACGCTAAGAGTGGTATCGTCCCTGCAAAAGGTATGACGATAATATCTATGTATTTCGTCTGGTAAGGCAACCTGTTGTCGTTTCGGGTCTTCTACTGCCCTGTTATGAAATGACTCCAATCATATTATCCTTCTAGAGCCTCGGCCGGTGACCCTTCTTCAGGGGCTACAGAAAGATCCTTATGGGCACTTGCTGCTTCCCTTGCCTGAGCCATAGCCTGTTGCTCTATTAACATTTGTTGTCTCGCTACTCTTTCTTCCTGGACTATAGCTCTTGGTCTGCTTGCTTTAGCCGGGAGATTGTAAGCATCTGCTTCCATTCTTATTATTTCATCGAAATCAAAGTTCTGCATAACAGATTCTTGTGCTTGTGCTGCCATCTGCTGTAGCTGTGCTACGTTAGCCAGTGATGATTTAAAAGCACCGAGTCCCGAAGTAAGACGCATACGTCTTTGTAGTTGTGGTAAAGCACCTAAGTAGTTCATTCGCATAGGTGTTCCCTCCCAGTCTTTCAACTCTTCAGGTACTGGTGGCAACTTGTCTGCATTTTGCAATATGTTTATCACCCGGTCTAACTGACCGTCCAGAAAGTCCTGTTCCAGTCTGCCAGTGATAGGTGCTAACAGAATAGCCTGTTCATTTTGTATTGCCCTTACCTCTTCAGCAGTTTTTCGTCCCTGTTCCATAGATTGCAGGATAGCAAAGAAGTCATTATGAAAATGCTTACTGATAATGTCCATCTTTTGTCTGCGTTCTTCCCCTGCTATGGAGTAATTACCAGATAAAGGTACAGGTTCAGCTACTCTTTTAGTAGACATACCGTTAAAATAGTTAATAACACCCGGATTAGTAGAGAAGTTTCCATAAAAACTATCATCTACGAGCATAGGTGGGTCTACTTCTTTCTGTGAACGTACCAACATATCCCGTGTCATGTTATTAAGAGCCTTAATATCGTTCTTTGCCCAACTTGCCGGGCCTCTACCGTAGTGTTCACCTGCCATAGTTACCCATCGCCAGACAACCGGGGGTGCATCCCTGCCACTTATCTCCAAAACACTGTCTTGTGAATCCGGTTCCATATAAATAGAGGAGTAAGGTTTGTTTATCTTGTCTACCGCTGTTTCTTTACGTACTGGCAGTCCTGCTACCTGCTCTCTTGGCTCTATTGCGTGGATAATAGTAAAAGTTTTATCCCATTCTTCTTCGTCTATAGCCTTTTGTACTGCCTTAGAGAGGTCTGCATAGTTCCAACGCTTAAACATCTCCCTTGCACTGACTTTGTATACCCGGTAAGCCGTATCTACGTTACCATGTGCATTCTCACGGATATAATACTCCATGATATGTTGGGTTTGAAAGTTAAGTACTGAATTATCTATATCTTCCTCTACCGTTTGTACTACAGTGCCACACCATCCGGCATCCATAAAAGCCATATGCATCTCACTGTAATAGTTAGACCGTTCCAGTTCTGAATAGACTATAGCATCACGTTCATCCAGCCATAACCGTATCGGTTGTAGCTCATTAGGATAAAATCCCTCGGCTATCATCTCAGGAGTACGGTCGATAAAGGATTTAAACCACGGATTACCCGGAGATACTATCTGTCCAAGGAAGCCGTCAGCCATAAGACGGTTGGCATACATAGCATAGCTTGAATGTATATCCGATCCTATGTCATCTCCCCTGTCAGTCATATTGTTCTCAGGGTAGTTGGAGTCAAACCTTCTGGTAGGCATGATGAGTTCGGATAAGGTATCCCACTCATCTTCCCACGGCTTACGCTGATCCTTTAAAAAAGCCAGACGTTTCTTTATATACTTAGCTAGATCCGGGTTGCTTGGCATTTAAGCAGGACTCTTGCCGTTGCTTGCTCCTGTACGCTTGCTTGGCTGTTGTGGCTTCTTTTTTGTATAGGACACATCTTTGTGTCCACCCTTTTCCGAGTCACCTAATGCTCTTCCCTTTAACGGATGACCTGACTGTGCCTTTAAGTGCATAGCCATAATTTGTTTAGTTGGCATACATCCCTCCCTCTACCACTTTTTTTACTTCCTTCGTGGAGAATGGGTTATACTTCTTTTGTATTGTATATTTTTGCTTTTTATGCAAGGCTAAAAATGATTCTTCTGTCCTTCCTGCGTACCAAGATGCCATAGCAAGGCTTAATACAAGGTCATCATGGTCACTTTCTCTCCATGCTTCGTAGGTATCATGCCCACTATCCTTGATTTTAACCCTGAAGTTTTGTAATTCAGCTACTAATTCGTCTATCAGTTTTATTTCCTGTGGTATTTTTATCCTGCCTGTCTGGAATAACACCTGTAGTGAGCCGACAAGGTCACGTTTGGGGATGTTAAAGCCACCATCGTACTCGGATACCCTATGCCCGGCATGAATGGTTATACCTATAGGACGCATACGTTCCTGTATCATGATATCCATTACCCCCCTGCCTACCCCGGTAGAGTCCACTAACATAACAGACTCGTCCAGTACTTCCTCATGCAGGATAACACGTTTTATTTTCTCTACCACCTCGACATAGGACTGGTGTCGTATTCGTTCCAGCCAACGCAGGTGGTATTCACAGGTAGTTATCGGGGCAGGGTAGTTAATAGGGGCTGACTTATCTTCCTTAAACCGGGGGACACGTTCTAAAACAGATATGGCTGTATAGTCAGACGACTGCCCAAGGTCAACCCCTATAATAAACCGTTCCATTTAAAAGGGTATAGCATCTCCACAATTGTGGAAGTCTTTATAGTTATCACTGTTGGTCTGGTACTCTTTCTGTTTGTTTCTTGAGTATTGTACCCACACCTTCTTACCGCAACCACGGTTACAGTCCCTTTCAAAAGGGTAGTTGTCCGGGTTCTTAGGGGCAAGATCTGCCACTTTTTTCTCTAATGCCTCTACTCTTGCTTCTAAATCACTCATACTTTCTTCTCCCAATACTTTTTCTACTAAGTTAGGAAATGCCGATGCATCCCCTTCTACATCCTGTCGTTGTTCCTGTGGTAGCGGATGGTTATCCACGTATATATCCCCTAAGTAAATAATGGTTTAACACTTTCATCCCTCGCTACGTAGGATGTGCCTAATGTTTTAACTGCTCCTATCGCATCCATAATGTCCTCACTGTTAAAGTATTGTGACACACTGTCTACAAATTCACACATATACTCCTGTCGGTATAACAACTCAGGCAGGGTATACAACTCCTCACGCAGGAACTCCTCACTTATCCTCGCACACTGGGTAGCTGTTACTCCCAGCTTATACCATCCTCCTTTCTTATCTTCCCATGTTCGCCAGAAGAAGCCTCGCTTACCATAGGGGGTAGAAATATAAAACAGCCTACAGGCTGAATTAGTCGCCATCATCGGACGTACTACCGTAAGGACATCATCCGCTATCCTACTGGCCTCGTTCATGATAATCATATCGGGTGCTGCAAAACCACGGATATTATCCCCTGCCGGGACTGATATTATACGTGATCCGTTGGTTAATTCCAATACTGTTTGTGAATCAGCATTGGTAAAGTTAATCTCTTCATCCTGACTTTTAAATCTTTTTATAGTTCTTAACTGTTCCTGTGACTGCCGTTGTGCCGGGGATAAAATTAAAGTTAAAGATTGTGGAAAGTATTTAGCTGTGTGCAGGGCTATTATACTGGTTATCGTATCCTTTCCCCATTGCCGGGTTGCGTTTACTATTACCCTGCGGTGGTCACTGTCAAGCAACGCTGTCTGCGTTTCGTCAGGAGTTATCCCCAACTTCACTGCGTACATCGCCCGATCCACCAGCATCGGATCCGACTTGTACAGGTTCAACAGTTCCTTCGCTTGCTCTGATAAACTCAAGTATCTTCCTCCTGACTCCCTCGTTTAACACCTTTACATTAACAGTACGGTTGTCTATGTTCAATACCTTCTGACTCTGGGGAATACGGTGGGATGCCCACTCAGCCGGGAACCGGCTCTGCAAGGCTTTCAAAGCAAGATGTCCGTCTTCCCTTGCGTGCTTATAAACACTCTCAGTAAGTATAGCCTTCTGTTCAGCTAAAGCCGCCCTTATCATCCGCTGAAACCCACGGTACTTGCTGTCAGCAGAGTTCATCCACACAGATACTATAGACCCGGAGATACCACTCCTCGCTGCTGCATCCGACAGGCTACAATGGTGATCACGTATATAAGTAAGTATATTACCTACAAGCTCAGGAGTAAATCGGGACGGCCTTCCTACTGATCGCATACCTTCCCATAACATACCTGTATACTTTTGTATACCCCTAACACATGGAATATCTGCGGAAAGGTAGACCGATTTTTTTACATATGGGGGGTGGGTAAAGTGATGGTGGGGTATGGGGTCTGATCTTAATACAGATTAAAGATATTAACTGACATTAAAGATATGAATACCTATTAAACAATGTGAATCTTACTTCATAAACATTAAGCAGTATTAATTATTTGAACCAGGGTTAAACATTTTAATCTTGTATTAAACATCTTAACCCGGATTCAACATTTTAACCTGTATCCAGGAAGTTTAGCTGTATTCATTTATTTAATTAAGCTACATTAAAGTATTTCATTTAGCTATATTAACCCTAGATTCAACGCTACGGAAATAATTGGATACATATTCAACTTTTCACAACGTTCAAGGAAAGGGCTGTTTTGCTCCAATTAGAGGGTAT